AGTGCGTGGGGTAGGGGGGTAGAGAATGCTGTGAAGCAACTGAAGGTGGAAGACGTAACGAAGCAGCATATCTCCGATAGCGCATATATCATTGATCTATTTCAGAGGTGCAGTGCTGCCGCGGATAGCATCATGGGCATCATCGAGAGGAAGGGTGAGAGAGTATCAGCTGCCGAGGCCACTGGCGCACGTGCAAGTGCACTGAGCCGGTTGGCCAAGGCAGCGCGCATTGTCTCTCTCCAGGCGATGCACGACATTGGCTATATGTTTGCCTCCCACACTGTTCAGTTGATGGAGAAGCCTCTATGGGTCAACACATCTGGACGTTGGGGAGAGAAGCTCGCTGCTACGTATGGCGCAGGGGTAGAGAGGATACAGGTACTTCCAGAGAGCATAAATGTCGACTTCGACCTGATGATGCGAGATGGAAGTATGCCGAGCGGCGAAGGGCAGGTGTGGACGGACCTCTTCAGGACGATCACACAGCAGCCTGCCCTCCTTGGCTCCTTCGATGTGGTGCGCATCTTTAAGCACGTAGCGAGGATAATGGGCGCGAAAGACGTTGACGAGTTCATCATACAAGGTGGGATTCCACCCATAGACCTGGTGCCGAGGCCTGACGCAGAAGTAGCAGCGGGGGCTGCTTCTGGCCGATTGGCACCTATTGGAAAGTGAGGAGGGGCTATGGCAGTAACAGAGAGGATGGTGTCTGACTTCAAGGAGCATGCCGTATGGAGGCAGTTGGAGAAAGACGTAGTGGAGAGGATAAGTGTCTTGAAGGAAGAGCTGACGCTCCTTGACCCGAAGGAGCAGATGACGGAGCTGTGTCGCCATCAGGGAAGGATTGACGGGATGCTCTTCATTATTGGGGCACTTGAGGACTATGTGATGGATAGTAGAGTAGCTGCCCTCGAAAGGGAGCAGAATAAAAAGAGGGAGGAAGAGATATGACTTTACAGAGCGAACTGGACCTTATGATTAATGATGCGCCTGCTGGTGGGGAGCCGCCAGTGGTACCTGATCCACCGCCTGCTACACCTATGCAGACGCCTGCAGAGCCGCCTCCGGCTGAGCCGCCTGCGGCAGAACCACCTCCGCCGGCTGAGCCTCCGCCTGTGGAGCCGCCACCTGCTGCTGAGCCTCCGCCTGCTGCTGCACCTGTACAGACGCCTCCAGCAGATGATATGGCTGCTCGCCTTGATGCATTAGTGGCGCAGAATCAGGAGCTCATGCGCCAGCTGAATGAAGTGGCCAAGGGGCCTGCTGCTCCCACACCTGCTTCAGCAGGAACGCCAGCGGCTCCAGCGGGCACACCTGCTGCACCTGTGCAGAAGCCTACGTTCCTCGCAACAGAGGATGATCTGAATAGTGCGCTGGACAAGGTGGAGAACTTCAACGCCCTTCTTGAAAAGGTCGTGGAGAGGGCAAGGAAGGAAGCGGTTGAGGAGACCCTCCTCAGCGTTCCGCAGCTGGCCACACAGTTAGTCAATCAGCAGATGACTCTCAGACTGGCCGCGGATGAGTTCTATAGAGTGAATAGTGACCTTGAGCCCTATAGAAACTTCGTAGGGTATGTGACGAATGAAGTAGCCGCAGCGCACCCAGACTACGATCTGAAGACGCTGCTTGATGAAACAGCAAAGGAGGTGAGAAAGCGTATAGGCGTGTCTGGAATGGCTCCCGCTGCCTCTGGGCAGCAAGCCCCACCCAGTGCACCTGCGGCCGCTGGGCCTGGAAGCCCCGCGTTTGCTCATGGTGCCGGCGCTCGACCTGGTAGAGCTGCTGGCTCTGGATCATTAACTGGACAAGAACAGCAGATCATGGATCTGCTTCAGGACCTATAGAAAGAGAGGTACAATATGGCGAGCTTGGATAAGTGGCTGTATAATTTTGCGAAGGCGCAGAAGGTGCCACGAATGAAGCTCACTGGGTACTCCCGCACGATAGGGGCGACGACGGTTACGAGCCTTCTCGAAGATGGCAATAATCATATGCTCCTGTGCAGTGGTACTTCAGTGCCGAGCGGCCTTGACTATTTCGCAAAGGGCTGTCTGTTTATCAAGACAGACGCTGCTGCATTAGCCAAGGCTGTGTATGAAAACGTAGGGACAGCGAACTCTTGCTCCTTCAATCTGATGGGCGAAGTGGCAGCGTCTGACATCCCTCTTACTCCCGCAACCATCTTGGTTGGGAACGCGAGTAGTGTCGCTGCATCCGTCGCGCTGACTGGCGATATGAGTCTGGATAGTAGTGGCGTTATCACAGTGACTTCGCAGATGACTAGTAAGATCGAGAGCCAGGTTGATGTGAATGTGTCTGTTGTTGATAGCAAATTGACTTCTGAAGTATCAGATCGCGGTGTTGATGAGTCGGTGATCACAAGTGTCAACGATAGTCAAATCCTTCAGCTGAGTAACATCGAGAGCCAGGTCGATGTGAATGTCTCTGTGATTGACAGCAAGATCACGAGTGAGACCAGTCGGGTTGACTCTGTAATCACTTCTGAGATCACCGATCGAGGTGGGGATGAGTCTGTCATCAACAGCAAAGCAACAAGCGAAACGAGTCGCCTGGATAGCGCTATTGCGAGCGCAATCCAGGACTACGATACAATGAACCTGTCCAACTTGAGCTATCTAGCTTCCAAGATGGTCTCGGCTGGCTACGTTGACGCAGTCGACTAATTGGATGAGGAGGGGATGATGAAGGTAGCGCACTGGACATGGGGAAACACGAGCGGGATGCATAGAGTGGCTGAGTCGATTGCGAAGGCAGAGGCTGAGCTGGGCCATGATAGTAGGTTGGTATGGACTGATAGTCCTGCCGACCTCCTTGAGTGGGCAATGGACGCAGATGTGCATGTAGGCCACACTCATCTATCAGAGAAGGTGTGGAATAAGAAGCCTCGGCCTCCTGTCGTATGGGTAGGGCATGGCACTCCTGAGGTGGTCTTCCACTCGACCGCGGAGGAGCATGGGAAGGGTAAGTATGGCGCAGGCGATGCCTGGATGCTCATTCAGTATTGGATGCAGCACGCTGATGCAATGGTCACTTTCTGGCCAAGGCATCATGCAATCTGGCGAAGCCTTTGCGATAAGCGGACGATTGTTGAGTGCTTTCCGCTGGGTGTAGATAAAGAGTTCTGGAAGCCCGTGCCGAGTATGGGCAAGTATGTAGGCAATCCAGCAGTGCTCTCCTCAGAGAACTGCTACGAGATCAAGTGGCCTCTTGACCTGCTGATTGCCTGGCCCTGGGTATGTGAAGAAGTACCATCGGCGCGATTGCACTTGACATATGTGCCTAATGACCAGCATAGATATTGGTTCCCACTGGTGAATAGGAATGGGTCTTCTTTCTCATCCTATATCAGCAGTAAGGCGTTCTCCCATCCTGACTTGAGGAACGCACTGTGCTCTGTCGACTTCTACATTGGGTTGGTCAGGTACGGCGACTTCAATAGGATGGCCCTTGAGGTAAAGGCTACGGGGTGTAAGTTGATCTCTTATATAGGTAATCCGTATGCCGACTACTGGGTACCTGAGGGCGATCAGAGGGTGATTGCAGCGAGGCTTATTGGCATACTGCGAGGCGATGTCTCCCCGAGGGAGGATGCACAGCAGGTGCCTGATATTGTCGAGACTGCTAAGGGAATGCTCAGCTTGTATGAACGATTGATCTGAGGAGGTCACTATGCTAGACATGAGACAGGCAGAGGATTGGTTAAAGAGACACATTAAGGTGTGGCAGCCTGCCAACGTGTATGAGTCTGCCGACCTTGGTGAAGGCGTCTCAGTAGGTGTATACACAGAGATTGGCCCCTTCGTTCACATAGGGGCAAGGGTGCGTATCGGAGCGATGTGCTTTATTCCTGAAGGTGTTATGATAGAGGATGATGCCTGGATAGGCCCCCGATGCACTTTTACAAATGATAGGTTTCCTCCCTCTGATAAGAGTGCGTGGGAGAAGACACTCGTGAAGAGGGGAGCCCGCCTTGGAGCGGGATGCACCATTCTACCTGGTGTGATCATCGGAGAAGGTGCGTTGGTAGGAGCCGGCTCCGTCGTAACGAAGGACGTGCCGGCTGGAGAAACGTGGGCAGGAGTGCCTGCGAGACCAATATTTAATGGAGAATAATGGAGGTGTACTATGGGACTTGGAAAGGTTCCTGAAGTTTTACAGATGGTTGGGAGAAACTCGTTTGCGCTGCCTGCTGTTGCCGCGGCTAACGCTGGTGCTTGCACCATCGTAGCTGATGTGTCCATCAGTGGTCTGACTGCTGGTGCGCTCACTATTGCGGCGCAGCCTGACTATGCGCGCACACTCAAGATTGTTGTGACTGACGCTAATTCCAGTATCACTGGCGCAACGGTGGAGGTTGTGGGAGTGAACCAGAATGGTGAAGGCATTAGTGAGACTGTGTCTATCACTGGTGCTGGCTCATTCTACACGAGTAATGCATTCTCGAAGGTGGTCTCTGCGACGTGGACCTTGGTGAGTGGTACTGTCACTACTACCAGTGACAAGGTCGCTATTGGGTATGGGCCTAAGTTGGGTCTGGCTGCGATGCCTGGTGCGAAATACAAGAGGCTCATCAAGGCAGAGTTCAATGGTGCTGATGATGCTGGGACGTTTAATGCCACTTATGGTGTGTATACACCCGCTGGCACTATGGATGGGGCGAAGGCCGTCGAGGTGACGTACCTTTATGAGATTGGCCTTAAGTGGCCTGAGTCGAACAGCTGATTTGAGAAAGGAGGTAACTAACATATGGCTTTCTTAGGAATGAGAGGAAATGGCGACTGGGTTACTGACCAGAGGCCGAAGAATTGGAGGGAGATGATCCTTCGTCTCTATCCGAATGGGGATGTTCCTCTTACTGCGATTCTGAGCAAGATGAAGTCTGAGAGAACTGATGATCCTGAGTTCAACTGGTGGACGAAGGGATTGGCGTCTCAGAGGGCTGCTGTGACTGGTGTCTATACTGATGCTGCCTTGTCGTCTTTGTATACCAGCGGCGCTGTTGCTGGCGATACGCTGTATATTAAGATGGCTCTTGCATCCTGCAAGGAATTCCGGCCTGGACATCAGGTCCTCCTGCGTGATGCGTCTGATTATACTGTGGACGTGAATGCGAAGGTTACGGCCAGAAACCTGAATGGGTCATCTTCGTATATTGCCGTCAAGCTCCTTGAGGATGACGACAACAGCGCGTCTAATGACCTGTCGAACTGCGATACCTGCCTCATCATCGGCAACATCAACGCCGAGGGTTCAACGATGCCTTCTGCAATCGCGTATGATCCGACGAAGTACTCGAATTATACGCAGATCTTTAGGACTCCTCTGAGCATCACTCGTACGGCGAGGAGGACTCGCCTACGTACTGGCGATCAGTACAGGGAGGCCAAACGGGAGGCACTTGAACTGCATGGGATCGAGATGGAGAAGGCCTGGCTCTTCGGTATTCCAACCGAGGGGACTGGCGATAATGGGAAGCCTGAGCGCACGACTGGTGGTATTCTGTACTGGCTCAGGACTTATGCGTCTGACAATGTAAATGACTTCACTCTCAACTCATCGTATGCAGGGAAGGCCTGGCTGGATGAGGGTGGAGGCGAGGATTGGATCAAGAATTACCTTGAGTTGGTCTTCCGATATGGGAAGAATGAGAAACTTGCGCTGTGTGGATCTGGTGCCCTGCTTGGGATTAATAATCTCGCGCAGGCGTCGTCTCACTTCACGATGACTGCCACGACGAAGTCGTACGGGATCCAGGTGACTGAGTGGGTAACGCCCTTCGGCGTGATCTACCTCAAGATTCATCCCCTCTTCTCGTATGAGGCGACGTTGAGGAACAGCATGCTCCTTCTCGAGCCTCAGAACCTTGTGTATCGCTACATTGACGATACTACATTCTATGGCGAAGGTGAGGCGAAGCAGGCTGCGCCTGGCACCAATGGTGGTAGGGTCGACGGCACCGAGGAAGAGTATCTGACCGAAGCCGGCCTTGAGTTCCATCATCCGAGCACGATGATGTTCCTCAATGGTGTTGGTCAGAATAACTCGCTGTAAGCCGCTTTCACATTCCTCCTTGCGGCTGGGCTGGTTAGGAGGAGGTTGGCTCCGCCTCCTCCTAACCTTTCATATTCCGCTTTGGAATAATTTATGCCAAAGGTGACGCCTATGAACTATAAAGACATAAGAACAAAGTTTGCAACCTTATCGGGCCGATATGATCTTATCACGGCGACATATGAGGATAATGGTGCTGATTTCTTCTTGAATGCCGGACAGAAGATGCTTGATAGGATGCAGGAGACTGGGAAGAGCAAGGCGAAGAGTGTTACCAGTATAACGGCAGGCACCTATTATAAGTCATGGACTAACCTTAGGGCTGTGAAGGAAGTCTGGGTTGGGAATAGCACTGAGTTGTTGAGTAAACTTGCTAAGTATACACTATCTGAACTCAGGGAGTTCTATGGTGAGCAACTCTGCGACGTGGATCAAGGCGTCCCTCAGTATTGGGCTCCTGCTGTAATCAGGCCAGTGCCTGATAATCTTGCGTCAACTGGTTTGTCGTCCTACTACGACATTGGAGACCTAATGCTTGACGACGCTCACTATACATACAATGGTATAGTCTGGGCTCCTCCTGTTGATCAGACGATGTACTTATCGGTGTATGGCCTTTGGTACTCCCCAACGCTGTCTGCGACTCTCTCAGGCGATAAGTGGACACAGACGAAGTCTTTCTGGACTGAGGAGCATCCTGATATATTGCTGTATGCTGCATTATATAAGCTTGAGACCTTCTATAGGAATACCGAGGGTGCAAAGGACTGGCTTAATGCCTTAACTCTGGACTTGTCTGGAATAGACAAGGACTTGGTTGAGGAAGACATAGACGATGTTAACCAGATGGAGGGATGAAATGGACTTTACAGTGATAAGAGGCTCTTCTATAGAGGAGCAGATTAAGTCGATAGATCGCTTCCTTGGCCATGCAAAGAGGCGATTGCATAAGACAGTAGTCATGGGCATCTCTCCTATTCCTATATCAGGCTTCTGCTCAGTTGAGCAGGATGGGACATTCTTCAGGTATATGTCGCCTGTTGCAGGGAAGACACGAGACGCCCAGATCTTCGTGGCAGGGCAGGTGAAGAAGGGTGTCACAGTGACACTGACCCTCTTCAAGGTTGATGGAACTCAGAGGCGTGTTACGTTCCCTCTCACTGTGGGGCAGTCGAAGACAGAGGCGGACTGGGACGTGGCTGCTGGCGATAGGGTGAAGGCACGCATAGATAACTGGGACGCAATGCAGCAGATTGTTGAAGAGAAAGCGAAGACGATCATCAGCGAGATCTGGATCGCCCTCACACTGTTCCCTGACAAGACTGACTGCAGATTTGAAAAGGAGGCCATTGAGGATGAAGGGCTTTCGGAGTGAACAAAAGGCTGGCTTTACGAAAGGGTTGAGGCCAGAGAGCACCAGCCCGCGGAATAGCGGCCTGCTGACAGAGTGCCTGAATGGGCGCATCGTTGAGGGAGGTGGCCTCGAAGGATATGTGCCCTCTGTGAGCGCGTTCCCCGCAATCACCAGCGTGGTGAGTACGTTCGACTGGCCCTTTCCTCAGTTGTTCAAAGGGGATGATGCTCTGTATGTAGGCAACGCAACTTCTGTATATAAGCTCTCTGTTGCGGCAGGCGTCTGGAGTGGGTCTAATCTGGCAGCCGCTTTCACACATGGCATCACCTGGCCCTGGACGTTCGCAGGCTTCCCTCTGTTCCCTGTCTTTGCCTCAGGTGACCTCCTTGTCTACTACGACTATGCTGCGACAGCGTGGAAGTTTTGGCAATACGGAGATGCACATGCGAGTGCTGGGTCGAAGTGGAACTCTGCATGGTATCAGCCCATTTCGATATGCGACTATAATGGGCAGGCCATCTGTGCCGGCTCGAAGGTCGCGACGACTGCGCCTAGTCAGAGCAGGCTGGTACGTTGGAGTGAGATCGGCTCCTTCGACTTCCTTAATCAGACCGCGACTACGAGGAAGAATGAGGCAGGCGAATGGTTCCTGCCATATGATGATAAGGAGATGGTGCAGCGAGTCCTGCCGCTGGATAATGCTGTTGTGGTGTATGGCACCTTTGGAGTCTGGGCAATGATTCCTGTGGCGCAGCCAAGTGCTGCATGGGCATTTAAGCACTTGTCTGACTTTGGCATAGCGAATCCATTGGCAGTAGGAGGGGATAGAAAGCAGCATCTCTTTGTCGACAGACTTGGTCGCCTCTGCTCCCTGGGGACAGACCTTGTCGTGAAGGATCTTGGGTATGAGGAGTTCTTCTCTGCCATTCAGACATCTGTCTCTATCGCGACCTCCTCTGATATTATCGCAGTGCAGTATAATCCCTGGGAGCGTGAGTGGTACATTGGGAGTGATGAGAAGCAGTACATATATAGAGAGGGTGGGCTGACAGAGACTGTTCGGCGCATTACGAGTATGGTAAATCTGCAGCTGGCCGCGATCACAGACGCCTCTGACAGAAGTACGATCACCTCTGCACCTTATGGATTCTACTCTGATCTCTCTCCAACAGATGCAGCATATCTGAAGTTCGTCACAGACACGATCGACTTCGGCTTTAATGGGCTGAAGACACTGGAGTATGTTGAGGTAGTGGGGGACTTCCCCTCTGCAACCACATTCCAGGTAGCGATTGACTACCGATACTCAAAGGATGCAGCTGCGTTCACTCGGTCAAGTTGGGTCAGGTGTAATCCTGAAGGGGTAGCAGTACCAATCGTGACAGCAACTGACTTTCGAGTCGCAGTGAAGGTGACCCCATATACAGGGGTGAAGGTATATGGCCTTAAGCTGGGGTGGAAGGCTGTTGACAAAAGACACATAAGAGGGGTGTATGATGCTTATTCTCCTAACGCCAATGCAGGTGGCTAAGCACTGGAACCTGCTGAAAGAAAAGGTGGTGCAGAATGCACCTCCAACGTGTGAAGGGACTGACTATAATCTGATACTGGAGGGGGCGCTGGGAGGCGCGTTGCAGATATGGGCAGCTATTACTGATGATACACTAGTGGGGTTTGTGATAACACAGATNNATCGCGCACCCTACTCTTATTCGCGCTCTTCTCGATTGATGGCATAGTGGTGCCTCCCTCTATCTGGAGGGAGAGCTATGACACACTGATGAAGTATGCTACATCAAAGGGATGCGCGCGGATATCTGCTTATATAGGCGACGAGAGGCTGGTTCGTCTGGCGAATCGGCTTGGCTTTGATACGAAGTACGTGTACGCAACTCTGGAGGTGTGACATGGGTGGTTCTGGTGGTGGAGGTCAGTCAAGTGGAGGCGGTGGCGGGTCGAGTGGAGCGGTCTCATACCCTAGGTATATGGAGGCCTTTCATACTGCGATGCTGGATCATGCTGGTGCAGATTCTCTCGAGTCTTCCTTGGTCGAGATCATGAATACTGCGCTGGGTGGGAGTCCTTTCACAGGGCAGAGTGCTTATGTGCCTGATACAAGCATCACAGCGATGGGATCAGCGATCACTACGTTTAGTAATGCTATCAGTGCGCTATCGAGTAATACAGACAATGATGCTGCATTGGCTGCTGCGAACGCGAAGCTACTCACCCTGCTGGGCACGACGAGGACGAGTACTGTACGCAGCGCTCTTACGACATATAGCTCCCTGATGGGATCTATCGTGGCGAAGGTCCAGAGTACGCTGGCTGACTTCGAGCCTGAGGTATATGACTCAGTCAAGGCACGCATGGACGCCTTGATGACTGCTGGCGAGAGTGCTGTGGCCTCTGACTATGCAGCGATGATTGCTGCTATTGCAACTGCCATCAATACAGCGTTTGACTCAACTGTGGAGAACGCCGCGAGTGAGATCACAGCGCATCTTGCAGACACAACAGTGTCGATTGCGAAGAACACTGCCTTCGAGTCCAGCGTATATACACTGGCGAAGAGTCGCATAGACGCCCTTAT